TTTACATCCTCTGGTTCAAAGCCCTCAAAGAATTGCTGCACCTCATGCTCGCGCTCTAAGCTTGCCACCATGTGCGGCTTAATGCCGTTTTGCATCAACAACTTAAGGCTGGAATCGCAGGCTATGATAAGTGCCTTATCTTCCAGACCTTTTAATAAGTGCATGTTTTTTTTCAGGCTCGGACCGGTCGCCACAATGACGGCAGGCTTGCCCTTGAATTTATCATACAGCAGGTTAATGCCCGGATTGCGGACGATCTCGCCCACATTGTCCAGCATATTTTCAAGGCCGATCAGGCTGTCTTCCGGGCAGTTCCCGAAGTTCTGTATCGCGTGATAAGCGGCTTCGAAATAGGTCTGTACGACGCGCATGTAGTATTCTTTGTTCATCCGCATGGCCGGATATAAAAATACTGGCTGAGTAGCGCCGCACATTAAGAGCTCCTGTAGGTTATCCACGAAATGCTGCCTTAACACCGGATAAAGCTTTTCAAGCGGCAGCCCGACAAATAAGTGGATGTGCGGGTTTTCAATTATCGGCCTGATGTCGGTAACATTCATGGCGCATTGAAACAATTCAACATCTTTTTCGAATATGATAATAGCCTGTGACGCAAATTCTTTGGCCTTTGTCTGCATCCAATAGTGGACTTCGTAACCAAGGCCAAAGCCGCAGAAAACGGGGATTTTAACATTTTTTAGCTTCAAGCCCTTAAAGCCTTCCTCACAGTATCGGGGAAGATTGCCAAGATAATAATATTGCCCGTCAACCATGACGTTTGCCATGCAGTTGTCGGCTTTAACGAGCTTGTATCGCTTTATTTCAACCATGCTCAGAAGCAGGGCTAAGTCAGGATAGCGCTTTTGCAACGCGGCGTAATTGTTCTTGTAAATATTCGGGTCAAGATTCATTATTTTTGCTCCCCAATATATTTTGTAGCAATCCAATAGTTGTAATAAAGCCAAACATAACCAGTGCCTCAAATTTTGATGGATCGTAAGCTATCATATACGCAATACAGCCAATGTAAAATATTATCGGAAAGATATGTTTTATAATCATATTGTTTTCTTTATTTCCTCCACGCTCAAAAACCACTCATTATTCCCGCTGTCAATCAATGTACCGTCTGCGCGGTACTGCCCCATGGTTTCTGCCAACTTTTCCCCTTCGCGTATGCCAACCACTTTGTAAGGCAATCCGAACGCCACTGCAAGGTCTGTTATTCGCACGCTCGGCAAAGTTGGTATAAAGATTTCGCCGCCCTGCATTTTGTCAAGACTGTCAACAACGAACGAAACGGCATCTTGCATCGAAAACCAGAAGCGCGTCATGCGCTCGTCTGTAATTGGAAGTTCTATTGCGCCGTCTGCTATCAGCTTTTTCCAACAAGGAACGATGCTCCCGGCAGACCCGCACACATTACCGTAGCGGCACACAGAAAAACGGATATCGTCGTTTGCTGAATACTTGTTGGCGTTCAGCCATAACCGTTCTGCCATAGCCTTACTGCATCCGTATGTATTGACAGGATTTACTGCTTTATCCGTGGATATAAAAAGACACTTGCCAACTTTACGTTCCAAGCAAGCGTCAATTAAATTTTGTGTACCTTGCACGTTGGTTTTCATGGTTTCGTCAGGGTTATATTCGCAGGAGGGCAAATCTTTGATAGCTGCGGTATGTACTACTATGTCAACGTCTTTGAGCGCCCGTACAAGCCTTTCCTTGTCCCGTATGTCACCGATAAAGAAGCGAACCCATGGAAGATCCCCGAGTTCGTCTTTTAGGTTTTTCTGCTTCAACCAATCTCTGCTAAAGATTATCAGCTTTTTAGGTGGCGTTGTTTTGAAGTGCTTAGCAAGGGCTGTTCCAAGGCTTCCCGTGCCGCCCGTTAAAAGTATTGTTTTATTTGTCCAATCCAATTTTAAGCCCTCTTTTATTCATTATCCGTTGTTATGATTTCCTCTTTAATGCTGGTTTTTCCAAACCCACTTGGAAATTCAACTTCTTGTTTGCCGGGGCGTTTAACTCTTTTTAATTCCATTGTAAAGTACGGATTCTCTGTAGCGGTTCTGGTTTTTGCGTGAATATCTATGCTATTAAGTCCATATACTCTTTGTCCGTTGTAATATAGTTCTCCGATTCCATTATTCCGGTATTGAACATAAACAATAGACGGTTTCAAATTATCCATGAATTCATTAATTTCCATTTGTATCTCTCCTTATAAAATTTCAGCAAGTTGCTCTGGCATGCGTGCGAACATCCCAGCATCAAGTCCGGTTGAATCAGAAAGCTTGTAGTGCCATTCTATAATCTCGGGCTGATAGCGATACCACAAATCGAAATTTGCAGTGTGATCCGAAACGTTGTCTACAATGCTATCGTTATACACATCTGTTGAAAAATACTCCGGAAATGTTTTTTCGTATTCTTCCATTGACGCTGGGTACTGTGATACGCATAGCAGCACTTCTCCGCATTCTTCACCCAATTGCATGGCCGCGTAATAAGAAGCAACATCTTCTGAGGTTCCGCAACTAAGGTAAATTGGTATTTTGCGCGGTATCTCGCCAATCAATCGATCAAGTTTTCTATTGTTTGCAATCTTTATAAATGGAACTTTAAATGTGAGCAGGAAATCGAGCGACGGTTTATCGAATATGGATGAGGTAACTTGATAACCAATTGACCTTCCGTATTTATAAGCATATTGAAAACATTCATGCGTTAGTGGAATGTTTTCCCCCGCTTGTTCAAAAAGTTGCCACTTAACAACTATGTTGTGATTGCCCCTATCAACCGCCTTCAACTCGTCGTACATGCGTTTTATATAAGTTTTGTCGTTGCGGCAAGTGTTTCCCGATCCAAAATCGAGTATTATTTTTGACATTGTTATATCTCCTTAATAATTATTAAAAATACACTTATGCCAATATGCTCTAGCTATTTCTTCTTCACTACTATTAAAAACAAACCATTTATCGTCATCAGACATACGATTCCACATTGTAGAAATTATGCTATCTGCCATATCTTTAAACTCTTCCATGTTATATATCTCCTTAATTTTATTTCAAGCCTTTGATAATATCCTTCAACAGTGTGTCTTTGCCGTTTGTCAATACGTGTTCATACGGCGCTTTGCCGTTTTCGCTGTGCTGCGTCACCTGCGGATACCGCTTTGCTTTACCGTCCCGTATGTAGTGCCATGTCTTTTTAAACAGGTCTTCAAGGCAGGCGGTAAGCTTGTCTGAAAACGTGGCAAGCGTGTCTGCGTCGTAATCAAATTTAAGATACCTTTGCGCTATAATATCCCCGCTGTCCTCGCCTCCATCTAAAAAATAAACGGTCACGCCTTTGGGCGTACCGTCTATAAAGCTCCACAGATTTGAATCAGCGCCGCGATTCCAGGGAAGGTACGCCGTTTTTAGTCCTATTGCATTTCCGTTTGCTTTGCGTACAATCTCTGCCGGGACTGTTTCGTGGTAATCGTATGTAACGATAAAATCGCCGTGGTTAACATCAGACGCAGTAACGGAGCCGGTTATTGTCAGCACCATATCGCCATACGATTTGATGAAGTCAGCAAAATCCTTATGCGGACTAAGAAATAATATTTTCATGCTTTGTAAATTCTCCCTTGTTTATGTTAAAATAGAGGCTGTCGTAATATTTACCATTCCAATATTTTCGGTATGGAAGACGCGCTTCTTCAGCTTTGTATTTTTCGCTGATTTTTCGCCAAAACAATAAAGCTGGATTGCAGTAATAACACTCTCCGAAAATATTTTCAAGATTAAGATGGTTAAAGCCTTGCTCTAAAAGCATGTCAACCGCTTGAGCGCCATATCCTTTCTCAGTCATATCTGGATCAATAATAATGCTTATCTCAGCGTTTCGGTTTTCCCATGATATGTTTTCAAGACCGCACATACCTATTAAACAACATTGGTTTGCCTCTGATGGATAAAACTCTTTGGTTCCATCTGGTAATATCGTTTTTTGCATATATGGAATTTTTACATCTCCCCATATAGCCCAATACCTTGCATTCGCGCTTCGATTGCAAACGACATTAGCATAAAAGTCTGCCTGCATTTCCTGTGTCAACGGAAACGATGTGCGCAAAGATACAAGCGATTCATTTCGCCACAAACGCACTTGTTTAAGGTCGGATAAAGTCAAAGCAGTTAGTTTCATTATTCTATCTCCCTATATCCACAATCTGTTTGTCAGCACGATCAACAGAACGCAAATGATAAACGACATAACAGGAATGGTCTTGTTGTTATTCTTCGAATCGAGCGCGCTCAGTCCGAACAATACGCCAATAATGAGAATTGTTATTTCTAAAGCAAGCTTCATTGTTATATCTCCTTAATTTTATATGTATAAATTCTGTAGTCGCACTTTTTACTGCTGCAAATAATGTGTTTTATTTTTTCAAAAGCCAACCGTTCTTCTTCTGTAAATCCCCAAATCGTTAAAGTTCCTTTATGCGCCCTTAGATGGCATCCCTTGCACAACAAAATCACATCTTTTACGGTTTCTTTTTCTAAACTGTCATAATTTAAGTGGTGCAAATTTAACACATTTGTTGATCCGCACCATGCGCATTTATTTCCCCATTCATTTGCAAGGTCAACTTTTCTTTGCTTCCAGGATTCAGAGAGTAAATATTCACGATACTCCTTCTGCCTTTTTGTTTGCATGCACCCCTCCGCAATCTTGTTCTTTCGCCATATTTAAAAACTCCGCAATAACCCAATTAGGCAATACCGCATTAAGGTGTTCGCGAAAAAGCAAATACAAGTTCAGGCTTATCCGCTTTCCCGCGAAGAAATAAGCGGGATTAATGTAATATTCCTCAGTTTCCATTGTCATGATTTTACGTACCGTCTTTTGCATTACTCCGATAAAGATCATTTTTTGTATAAACTCTTTGCCGCGATATTGAGATAAGTCCAAAATATCTATAATGTGTTTTTCGGTATAAGGTAAAATGCATCTTCCTTTTTTATAGCCAAGCATATTTGATGTTGAAATCATCAGCTTTGAAAGGCGCGCCATCTTGCCTATTTCCGTATCGGTCATTTCAGCAGGAAATCGTACATCCGCAAACATTGCAGCTCTTTTTTTGTGCGTCGGCACCTTGTATCCATCTTCGTTTAACACATCTTCTATATACCATTGTTTTTCCGAAACAATCTCTCCGGTACTCGCATTAACGCCTTTAAATAATTGAAGCACGACACATTTACCCCCTTCACATTTATGTGAAATTAAAGCCCGATTTTACACAAAAATGTGAAATATATTAAAAACCTGTATCCATTGCAACGCAACGGTTTGAGGGCTATATTATTATTTTGTCAGTTCCTTTGACTATAGTAACGTATATATACTCGCGTTTTGTAGTCAATTTAGACCCCATTTTTGCGTTAAGTGTTTAGTTCATTTCGACGTCTATGTCCATAACGATATCGGATGCCATTTCTTTTAACTCGTTGCGCATGTCAATCAAAGATTTTATTATGTTGCGAACATTGTCTACGGTTTTTCCATTGGCGTTGATGCGAATGGTTACATTCATTTGACACAATCCTTTCTGATTGTTTAGACCCTTTTGTTTTGATGGAAATTTTTAAACAGGTAACCGCTGGGTTCGCGCCAACAAACGGGACAAAAGCACTCCCGCCCCCTATTGCAATGATTTTTATGCACAATTGTAAACGCATAACTATTCATATCATGAAAATATTTATTAAACAAAATAACATTTTTGTTCTAATGTTATTTTTAAAGAGTGTAGTGTTTGCAACGGTTTGCTGTCTCGCTGTGTTGTGAGCACTATGTGAATGTTTATGCATACAATATGTAGTGGTCTATTCAACTTAAAATCTGTTAATTGTAATATAATGTCATGTATTTATGCATAATTATGAGGTTTATTTATGCATAAAGTGTATAAAATATAATGCTTGTTGTGGGCTTCTTTTTATTTGTGTAAGATTGAGTACGTTTTTTACTTATCCCCAACATCATATTTGTCATCTTTTTTCTTTTTCAATGCTTGCAAAGTAGTGTTTACATCATCTTGTGTTAGCTGTTCATTTGACTTAGTGTTATTAATCTCCATCTTGTCTACCCAACCGAAGTTGTTTTTCAAACTGAATATACTGAATATGGGATTAAGTTTTCCAAGCATGGTGTTTTCTTCGCAATAGTTTTCGATCTTTGATTTTGACGATGCTGCTATATTTGCATAGTCTGGATTTTTGGCGTATTGGCTCCATGTTTCACGCGTAATGCCAAGGAAAACGCAAAGTCCGGACATTGTATAAGGCTTTTGAAGTGTCTTAATTTGTCCCTTAGAATCTGTAAAAGTTTCCTTTTGGCTGTCGCAGAAATCAAAGTATTCATCGTTCAGCCTTTGGAACTGTTCCGGGCTTTCAAAAGATTTTGGCTTTCCACCGCCATGTGCCATATAGATAACCTCCTTACCCCATATCAACAACTGTAATATTAACCGCATACCATTTTAGTTCCGATGGCGGCGTTAACATTTCTCTTTGTAAGGGAACCCATAAATGTAAATGCGTCCCGCATCGTGGACAATTATACAGACATGCATTGTAAAATTTCAACGCTCTTTTTCCAGATTTGAACGTATATTCCGTTTTGCAATCGTTACATGTAATTAAATATCTATTTCCAAACATTACGGTTCGTCCTTTATCCATTCAAGTATAATGTTACTTTCCACATCTTCGCATACCGGACATTGATGTTGATCATATCCAAGCTGTTTAAATAATGGCATCTGATAAATCGGGGTTATGTAGTGCTGTTTAATGTTAAATAATTTGCTTCCATTTCGCAGTATAAAATATATAGCTGGATGGTTATATTTGGTCAACGCATACCGATAAAATGCATGTTCGCATCTTGGCCTTACTTTGACATGAAAATATGTTGCATATTCCCTGTAAACTTTTAGTATTCCATCAAGCTTTTTTAACTGTTCTCTTGCTACTGCCGCTGATAATTCGGTCATTCTGAGATTCATTCCGACAAGACTGTGCGAACCAAGCGGAAGCGGCTTTTGAGTATATGCCGGAACACCATCTGCATATATCGTTGAGCTTCTGTCATAATCATTACAGACGGCCTCGGCGTGATTCATCTCCAACCTTAGTCTCATAGCAACCGCGCTATCATTTGTCACCACTACCCCGCCCTCTCCGCACTGTATGTGTTTGTGGCGGTTTAATGAGTATATCCCTATATCGCCAAGCGTACCCGCATATTTTCCTTTGTACGTCGCTCCTATGGCCTGTGCGGCATCCTCAATGACATATATCTTGTGACCGTATATTTTGCTGTATTTTTCTGCTATTGCGTTAATGGCGTCTGCGTCGTATGGCTGGCCAAAGAGGTCTACAACGATAATGGCTTTAGTTGCGGGTGTTATTTTTTCTTCAACCGACTTTGGATCAAGGCAAAAGTAATCTGGCTCAATATCTGCAAAAACAGGCTTTGCACAAAAATGTAAAGGAATAGAAGCTGAACACGTCATAGAATAAGGCGTTACTATGACTTCAGATATAGCCTCATTTACGCGGTCAGCCGTGTCGTAGATATTGCTATAAAAAAAATCTTTTCCGCGCTGTTCCTGTATCCCTATTGCCGCGCATGCCATCCACAAGCCGCTTGTTGCCGAATTACAGGCGATTGCGTGCTTAACACCGAAATATTCAGACCACTCTTTTTCAAGCGCCTTGATTTCGGGTCCGCCGTAGAATGCGTCAGACCAATTCCCTTGATATCCGCTCAAACAACCATTATTTATAACCCTTGTTACAGCTTCTAATTCTTCTTTTCCGATTGACATTATTTTTCCTCCATCAAAATTAAAAGAAGCCATTTAAGGCTTCTTTTTTGTTTATAAGTGCGTCCATCTTGCCCCAGCTTTTATTAACGATACTTGGCATCTGGAAATATTGTATTTATCCGCTAGCTCCTTGTGTGTTAGACCCGTTGACCCTTTTATTTCCCTTGCCTGTTTTTCTGTAAGTTTTGCAACTGGGCTGTCTTCTCCAAACAAAAACTTATGTCTTCCCTTGTTGTGCATATCATGTACGTTATCTAAATTCGTTCCTAAAAATAGATGCTCTGGATTAATGCACATTCTGTTATCGCATTTGTGGAGTACAAATAATCCGTCCTGTATTTTTCCATATTTGCGTTCATACATAATCCTATTTATTAAAATATTTTTATCGTGTGACGTGCTACCCCTTGGATATCCCCCAGTATTTGGTTTGTGGCTTGTGCAATTCCAACAACCGTTTTCATCAATCGACCACGTTATTTCTTTCTTCAATCCGTGGCACGATACAGACGTTCCATTTGTCAAACTTGAACCTTTAACGGATTTTATGGTACCACAAGAACATTTGCACCTCCAAAATACGGTATTGCTTTTCATGTGACTGAATTCTAAAACCGTCCATTCTCCAAATTGTTTTCCCAGTAAATCTTTAATCTTATGCATAACAAAAACACCTCCGTAGTGTCGTCCGATTTTTAGGTTGTGGGAAGGCGGCTCGGAAAACCGCCTTGTCGTGTAGCTATCACTATCCCACATAAAGATTATACCATATTTTTCATTAAAAGGAAACACTTTTCTATGTCTTTCAACGCTTTTGTGGCATCATATAAAATAAATTGTTCTCCCTCCAAAAATTTAAAAGCATTATCTGCGACATATTGCATATGCTGATCGTAATATTTAGGAACCGGCATATTGTCTGTTATTCTTTCTTCTGACCAAATGAATCCGTCTTCAAAGCAAGAAACGAGTATCCACTTTCGGCCATCTTCCTGATCGACCTCTTTTATCTTATAGTTATCCAATCCCAGCATGTTAAAAAACCCGATTGCATGAATTGCCGAATGTAGCCATCCTCGGTTAAATAAGCAATACCCAAAATTCGCCTTTCCGTGTTCTTCCGTTAATGCTCTCAAGCATGGGATATAATTTCTGGTGTTATCAACCATCAACGGTATGTTGCGTGATTTATAAAGCCCAACGATTTCACGCGCTTCGTTTAAATCGGTTGTCAGCGGTTTTTCACATATGACGAGCTTCAGCGGATAATTGACAAGTTGTTTTAGCAACTCATAATGCGCATTGTCTGGCGTTGCGATTACAACCACATCAACGTATTTCATAATTGAATCGCAAACGATGTTTGACGAATATTGACCTCCCCATGTATTGCAAGCTTTCTGCGCCTTGTTTATGTCCTTGTCGATAAAACCAAAGATTTCAAATCCAGGATGCAACGAAAAAGCATGACCGAAGGAAATTATTTTATGTTCATTTCCGCTTCCCGGCTGGTCTGCCCCGCTTCCCTGTCCCCCTGACCCGATTATCAACACTCGGCGCTTGTTCAACTTTTTTCACCTCATTTTTATTTTTTATTTCGCATCCGGCAGGCGCGGCCATTTGATCCCTTGCGTCATAATAACAAAGCAGTTCCGTTATGTAATCCTTGCGCTTTATTTTAGCAACGTTTTTATACATCATCGGGTAAGCATCAATTATTGCTATGATTTGTTCCGGCGCAAGTTCCAGATTGTAACCGTCGCTTTCAAAACTGTAAATAAAACGCAAAAGCTCCAAATCATCTGGTGTGTCAAGCGTAACCTCAATATCCGGCCTGTGCTCATTTCTTGGCGCAACCTGATTGAATCGGCTATATCCAAGCTTTCCCTTTGGATTTAGATATGTCCATGTTAAAACATGCTGACGGTCAATTGGATTGTCCACTTCACAATTTATGCGTTCAAGCGTTTCCGTGCTGCATATGCGAATATCAAATCCTCTTGGATATGTTCGTTCTTCAACGTTGCTTACAAAGTCATATTTGCCTGTATTGTAAATATCAAGCAGCGCGTCAATATGTCCTGCATATATAAGCGGACAGTCTGCCGTAAGTTCAACAATGGCGTCGGCCTTAAATGCTTTTGCAGCTTCCACAACTCGGCTCAATACATCTTCTTCGCTGCCTCTGTAATAGTGGCAATTCAGTTTATCACATAGTTCTATAATCGGATCGTCCGCTGCGTTAACAGTGGTTGCAATCACAATATCGTCCAGTTTTTTTGATGCTCTTACGCGCTCAATAACGCGCTGTAGGTCTGGTTTTCCGCAAATGTCTAAAAGAACCTTACCGGGTAAGCGGGTACTTGTCATCCTAGCTTGAATTATTGCAACTGTTCGCATTGTTTTATTTCGCTCCTTGCATAATTATTTATTCTTTCCTGCATAATTTGTTTAAAATACGCTTCATCAAAAAAGTATTCGCTTTTAGGCTTTATTTCTATGTTTCCTCCAAATTCGCGCTTGAATAGTGATATGTTTTTTTCTTTTTCTGTCGGCTGCAATACAAGACTGTTATATGCCTGATCCCCTATTTCATATCGCACAACACCTTTATCTTTTAAGATATCAAATGCTACCGATTGCAAATAATGGCCTACGTTGTACTTTCGATATTGTGGGAATGTGCCTGACATAAAATAATAACCGTAATCTCCATAATGAAGTATGTATGTATAGCCTGCGGTTTTTTCTTCATATGTTGCCTTAAGCAGTGTTCCGAAACCCAGGTCAATCCAATTCCGCAAAATCTCAAATGTCTTTTCTGGCCGAGTGACTTTTCCGGCTATTTTAAAATAGTCAAGCATAAACTGCTTTGTTTCGGTCAAGCTTTGATATTTGAGATATTTGCACGATGTTTTTATTGCCGACTTATGCCCCTTGGATGGGTTTATGTCTGCCGGATTAATAATGCACGTATATCCGCTGATGTTAAGATAGCTTTTAATTTGGCTGTTAACCTCTATGCGCTTAATATCATGCTGTTCTGCAATATCTCGTATTTTCATTAAAATCTGCTTGTTGTCATTAAAACCCGGTGAAAACAACTCGCATGTGCCGCGTTCTTGAATTAATGGCACGAATTTGTTTCCAAAATAAAAAGAGTGGTCTATAAAAACCGCTCCAATTTTGTTGTTCAGCAAATAATCACGCCAATATTCCGTTCGCCAAAAGTCCATTTTTTCACCTCGGATTTTTATGTGTCAATGCCATGTATGCCGTCGTATCTTCATATCCTTCGCTGTTAAAAATAGATAGCTTGCTTTCGGATATTTCTGTTCCGCCTTGTCCGACATATATGTCTATATAGCTTTTACACTGTCTGCACTTGATTTCGGTTTCAACATGTATCGGCTTATAAAAATATATGTGTCCGCATATGGGGCATTTGATTTGTAAATATTTGTGTTCCATCATATTTATGTTCCATTCGGTTTTATTTTTGAATATAAAAAGACAGCCGGTTTCCCGACTGCCTTTTCTGGATGCTATCATATTAACACATTTTGATGGTCAAAAATTCCCAATATTTTCACAACAAATTAAATATTTATTACTCCCATTTCCATTGCAATTCTATAAAGCATTTTATTTATTCTTCTGTATGCAGGCCACGTAGTTGTGTTTGCGACCATAGCCGCCCCCTCTACCGTATGTGTGCGCTTCCAATATACAAGTGTTATGAGCTTAATATCAGTCGCGTCACATCGTTTCAGCGCTGCTTCAATCGCCGCAAGTGACCGCTCTGTTGATGCTATGTATGCGTTTGTAGCAAGCGATATTGCCGATCTTGCTGTTGGATCTGATGTTCCGGTTTTAACACCGCCTGTTGGGCTTAAACTTGAAACACCGTTTGGCATAAATCCGCTTTTGTAATCTGCTAATGCCGCTTTATCGCTGTAATAGTGTTCAAGTTGCCACTCGACATAATTTTTAATTTTGTGAGGTAAATAATATTGATTTTTGTTCAAATAAAAACCCCCTTAAAATCATACTGCTCAAACAAGTC